AAAAGGATGGAACGGTGCATCTGACCATCATTCCGGGTAAGGTAAAGACCATCAAACTTTGACGGATATTGAATTGTTTGGGTATGGAGTGGGTAAATTTCAGTATATCACGGGTATTTGATGAGGAGAGCAATTAGTGTAAAATAGTTTTTACGCCTTGATGTTATAATCTTTACATAAAAGAAAACAATTCTATCGTTGAAGCTCTTACGTGGGATACCGCTTTCAAGAACATAAACGAACCAAGCGGATGGGCCATGAAAGGGATACATGAAGAAGCCTACCAATAAATCCGGCATCAATTGACATAACAAAATCGGATAACTGAAAAATTATCCGCTTTTAGTTTCTTTATTTCGAAAGAAAGATATATATTTGCAACGCTTTTTCAGAAAAGCACCCGATATTGCAGAAAAAACAGTTGCCGAAATGGCTCAGTTGGTAGAGCAATTCATTCGTAATGAATAGGTCCCGGGTTCGAGTCCCGGTTTCGGCTCAAGGGGGTTCAAAATGCCCCCTTTTTTTATTTTACGCCAATAGGCTATAAATCAATATCTTACAAACCTAATCGACTGATCTTCAACGTGTTTAAGTAATCTTACTGATGATTACTGCCGTTACTGTGCATTACTTATCATTACACTGTTGAACTATTTGTGATACCAATTTGTTCCTGGTATCACAGCTGGTATCACACTTGGTATCACATTTACCATAATTAACAAATTATAAACTAAAAAGAAACAGTATGGAAACATGGAAAATCAAGCCGGTATTCGACAGAAAAAAGAAAGCAACACCGGAGAAATCAGCTAAGGTTGAAATTGAAATTCAATTCTCGCGTACAGAAAGAAAATGGATCTCAACAGACATTGAACTGTATTCAAACCAATGGGATGGAGAATTCGTTGTACGACACGCCAAATTTAAAGAATTAAATAGGGCAATAACAAAGCATATTAAAAAATTTGAGGACATTATCAAAAATATCAGAAAAGAAGGAAAAGACATCAATCTAAAAAACTTTAATATTTTTTATAACGAAAAACACGTAAAGTCTAAATCGTCATTTTTAGATTTCGCTTATGACGAGTTACAAAGAAGGGATCTTAAATGGTCAACCAAACGAGCGCACCTTATAGCACTGGAAGCTCTAAAACGCTCCGGAGTAATTAAAACATTTGACGATATCACTCCTGAAAATATAGCTTTATTTGACAGGTTTATAAGAAGAGAAGATCCAACAAGAGGACAGACAACAATACATGGATACCATAAGAGAATAAAACCTTATATTAATGAAGCGCTTCGGCTTGGACTTATCGAGGACACACCTTACAGGGTATTCAAAGATAAACATGGTAGATATAAAACAAGACAGCCTCTCACAATGGACGAACTGCAATCTATCCGCAATATAGAGTTGAATGATCGACAATTACAAAAAGTACGTGACCAGTTTATATTTCAATGCTATACCGGCTTATCATGGGTTGACTTATACATGTTTGATTATGACAGATGTACTGTAGAACATAACGGAGTTGCATATATAGACGGAGAACGTATCAAGACCGGAACCAAATTTTACACACCTATACTTACTCCAGCAATGGAAATATTAAAAAAATACGATTATAAATTTACAGTCCCTACTGTACAGTCATTTAACAGAAGCCTTAAAATCATAGCTGAACTTATCGGCTTAAAAAAGCCCTTAACCAGTCACATAGCCCGGCATACATTCGCTACCACTGTTGTTTTAGCAAATGACGTACCTATCGAAACGTTGTCTAAGATGCTAGGGCACACAAAGGTTTCAGTCACACAAGTTTATGCAAAAATTCTAAATAGTTCAGTAGAAAAACATGCGGAAAAATTAAACAGTATTATATAAATCCATCCGTTGTGCTTATGAGTTATCGCTTTTAGTTCATAGGCACAACGATATCACCCTTGCCAACACGACAAGAGGTATCAGCCTGTATATCCACCTCTCTATACGTTCCATCGCATCACAGCAAGTAAACGACAAAAATACCAGTGAGGCACATCATCAGCATGTTCAAGCAATATGTTCAACTTATCTTCTTCCATATTCTGTTAACATAAAAAAAGCGGTAAAACCCGTTGGGGATTACCGCTTAATGCTAAATAGTTACTTTATTTTGCGTTTTTGAATATTTAATTTTATCTTTGCGCCATGAAGATAGCCCTTGATACATTGAAAGGCTACGTTGACCGTAGCTCACTAGTGTAGATGTATGGGGGGTATCTTTTTTTGCACCTTTAGATTGCAGAACAAAACTACAATTCGAAAAAATTATTTATCAATCTTTTTCATTTCCTTTGCTGTCATTTTAAGAGCTTTTTTAATTATAGGCAATTCTTTTTCTTGTGGCAACTGTTCAGGTTTGCGCCCAGTATTTTGTTCTACTATATTTCGGACTTGTCTTCCAACAGTATAGTGTGTTTGTTCTAAATTAGCTTGTCCAGATATTTGTTTACTCTTTATAAGCTCTTCGGTTTGGGTAACACGGAATAGATTGGCAGCAAGTTCGGTACGGCTCATTCTGTCAAATAGCTTTCCTTTTTTAACGCCACGTTTCTTTTCAAGCTTCCACGATTCCATATTATACATACCCAGATAACCTGCATTTTGAAACTTTGCATAATCAGTAACATTTGCGGCTTTTGCTGTTGAAGCGAGAGATTTGTTTCCATCTGCAAGTTCTTCACGTATTAGCACGCGGTCTATTTCCTGATTGTTTTCAATGTATAATTCAAATTTTCGTGTTTGCTGTGCGAAATAAGCTTGCGCCAATGCTACTTCTGGCTTCTTTGGATCGCCATTCATAGCAGCAAGATAACACGCAAAACGTGTAAGTTTGAAGTCTTGGAACTCAACACCATTATTATTGCGTTTCACAGCTATTATATTTTCATAATGAGGAATGTTGAGCGAAACAAAAGCCTTTGTCGCGCGGTCAAGAACTTTACAAAATGCTTTCATATCATTATATCCAAGCATAACCATTACTTCTGAGGCCCACCAATAAACGATGCCGTTTTGGTTTTTAAAGTCTTCAAAAGAAAGAATCGCATTGTTGTTTTCTTGTTCCATTTCCATCTATAATTTAAAATTCGGCTCAAAGATAGAATAAAGTATTTGTTATTCCAATAATATCATATAATTAAGATATATAATTTTATTGGATTTATGTATATAATTTCACGACTATTTTGTAAAAACGGTAATTCCAACAAGTCAAAGAACGCTTCTGTTCGATTATTATTTTTCCATTCCCTTTCTGCAATGTTCACATAAGAACTTTTTGGCTACAGGGAACATCTTTTGACCGACATATCCACTGAGATATTGCGCTTCCTCTCCATAAGGATCAATCCCGAAAGCCTTGGAGATATGCCGGCACAAATGACCTTTTTCGTGGTCCCACGAATTTTGAAACTCTTCGGGGGTAGAGGTTAGTGAGATAACCATTACTGTCTCTCTTTTCCTGTAGTCCGAATAGGTTAGACCGGTATTCATTCTGCCTTCGGTCAGATTGCGATACGCACGCTTGAGGGAATCCCCCCTGCATCCTATACGGTACAGGTCCATAATAATCCGATCCGCCCAATAGGTGTGTACCGCATAATACACTTTGACGTGCCAGTCTCCATATTTCGGTATGTAGAACTCCTGAACAATCATATCACATCCGACCAGATTACAGGAATCCCTTTACCTATACAGGTGGCAAAGAACTCGTCAAATGCCCTGCAAGGATCGCCATCAATATCATCAAGGTAGCATTTTATATGCTTGCATAAGTGAGCCTCGTCAACCAATGATTTTTTATAGAAATCCGCTTTCAGCATGTTTGCGACATAAGCAACGTCATAACCCTTGTCGTGCTCAATGGTAATTCCGTTCGCTTTCAGCATATCGTCCACTTCATCTTTGCTCCACGGCTCCAGCTTTTTCTCTTTGCCCGTGGCTTCGTCTTTCACCTTCATTTTTGAAACGGCCCATTCATAAAGTTTCTTGCTGAAATGGAATCCATACGATTCCAAGTAAAGTTTCATTCCTGATGGGAATTTGCTATATGTATCCAATCTCTGTTCCATAACTTAACTTTAATTTAAAAAGAGGGGCATTCCACCCCTCCACCATTAATAAAACTCACCGTTGGCGCGTCTGCGTCTGCGTTCGCCCATGTCATCCATACGCGGATATTCAGGAAAGTATCCGGGGTATCTGCGTTCATCCATGCCGGATGAGCTTCCACCACCTGAATAACTTCTTCCGCCATCACGGAAACCCATTTCTCCGCGCATTTCTCTCATGGCTTTTTCGTAACCTTTGCGGCAGCCTTCCTTATAGGCTTCCTCCACCTCGTCACCTCTCATACCGAAGCCGCGTCCGTAATCGTCACGCCCTTCTTCTAATATTTCCCACATTCCCATAATCATTTCTTTGTTTTGGATGTTTCAACCACTCCGAGCTGTTCCATGAGCCGTTTGTTCAAATCCATAAGGTCAGACATATTCTTGCTCATTTCCGCCATTTGCCCTTTCAGAGAGGATATTTCCTGCTCCTGACGTTGTTTCTCGGCAAATTCAGGGTTCAAGAGCGTAAGCATCTTGTCACACCCTGCAATGACGGAATTGTGGAAGTCCATGCTGTTGATGATGTCTATGCTTTTCTGTTTCATAGAAGCGACCTCGTTATTCATAGCATCACGCGAGCATGACACTACGATATTCCCGTTCTGTCCGAAGTCGGCTATATCCATGCCGGCAGGAAGATTTTGGAATGTCGTGTTCTGCCCGTTGATGCAGACAACAACATCCACAACCATTTCCATTTGGGGCAACTGTCCCATAGGGGATGCCATAGGATATTTCGGCTTGGGAGCGGAAACGCTGACCACCGGACCGTATTCGATAAACGGGTTAGCATCCTTATGAAGTATATACAATTGGTTATTGGTACGAAGTGATTGAAACATGATTGTTTAATTTTAAGGAGTGTGGTTATTCCCATTTTGGGAACCACCACAAAACTCCATGTTAATTATTACTTGCTCCGTAAAGAAGCGGTTTCTACTGTAGGAGCCGGAGCCGTTGTCGGTCTGTACCCTCCATTAACAAGATACAATTCGTTGGTGTACTTGTTATAATGAATCTCATAGATGCCGGTTCCAGCCAAGTTTGCAACAGTCACAGGCTCATTGTTATAAGCCATCAACGGTCTTGTGTCCCCATTAGTTCCTATCAATATCGGAAGTGTAGCAGTCGTACCGGCAGGTATAGCTTGTCGGAGACTGATATAGAATCCCCCAACATAATCCCTGTTACGGAACGCATGGTTAGGGAGTTCAAGAGTAACATTCTCCGTACCGACTGTCACAGCCACCGTAGGAAGAGTATTGAAGTTTGCTCTTCCGATTGATGGGAATGGGAATCCTGTAAAAAAGTTAGGCCACATATCTACCTCCTTTCTTACCGGATTAACCCCAGTAGTTGTTGCAACCACATCCACTACGTCCGTATACAGCGTCACCCATATATGCACCGTAGGCGGCTGCACGGAAACAATCTGTATTAATAGCGGTTAAATTGGGGTATTGAACACTCACAGTATTGGGGAGCTTGCATTTGATTCCATCAACATCGCTTTGTAATGCCTGCAATCCGGCTGCCAAAGGAGCAATCTGTTGTCCTACTGCACTCAGGATAGTGGCGTTCTGATTACGCTGGGATATTTCGGCTGTTAAAGTAGCCTTTTCCGCAGTAAGAGATGCGATCTTGTCCTGCAATGCCTGATTTTGAATTGCATCAAGTTTGGCAAGGATAGCATTCGTGTTGGCAGTAGCACCGTCACGCAATGACAATGTGTTTTGGTTAGCAGTGTTGATTAATGCGTTAGTTTGGTTGCACATTGCAAGCTGACTCTCGTATCCTTGTGTGGTTACAAGCTGTTTCATATCGCAGCAACAGCTACAGATCTGAGATGTCAGAGCGTTGTTACCTTGCATAATCGCAGTCAGGATACTGTTGGTGTTCTGACCCATTTGGTTACCGAGACCGCAGATTGCCTGTGATACAGAGTTAATACCGGCAAGGATTTGGTCTGAAGAGGTGTTAACAGCTTGGGCTAATGATGCAATGTCCACACCGTTCCGGTTAAGTGTCTGCATGATCATTTCTCTTCCTTCATCGGCACCCTTATTGTTGTTGCCACCGAATCCAAAGTTTCCGTTACCGAAGATGGCTGCAATCACAATCAATGCAATGATGTCCTGAAAACCTCCATTGTTTCCGAAAAAGCCGCCGTTTCCATTTCCTCCCATCAGCCCCATCAGATAGCCTGTGTCAATTCCACGGCTCTGCAAGGACGGAAGAATGGACGCAAGCAGACCATTGTTTGCTCCGGTTCCACCGTCTTGGTTAAAAACATAAGTTCGTTCCATAAGTATTTGTATTTTGTATCCCGGTCAAAATCGACCGTTCACAAAAGTATATATATCATATCTCATGAGGAATCAGTTGTTTCCCAACAAATTCTTTATATTATCCCAATATATTCTCATCATTTTCCCATTCTCTATCCTCTCATGGAAATTAGATATCATGTAGTTAACTGCACGTTTGGTTTTGTGGATATGAACGGCTATCTGTGAAGGGTACATACCACTTTCGAAAAGAAGAGATACAAGAAGATACCGGGCATCCACTGTCTCCATCTTCTTATCAGACGATAATATTTGGTCAACAGACACTTCTGTTTCTTTTGAAACAATATTAATTATTTTGGCAAAGATTTCTGACTTGCACATGTTTTTTCTAGTTTTTATTCTTATCTTTGCCATGCCACATAAAAAACTTGATATATACATAAACAAAGCATAAGATACCGTGTTGAAGATATTAAGCCTCCAACGTACGGTGTCTTATGCTTTTTCAAACTTTTATGTGCAATAATTATTTGAACGTTGGGGGCTTTTTTTTGATTCTAAGCCCCTGAAAGAATTACTTTTATTAAATGAGTTTTTCTATTATATGCCACACTTCTACCTGTGGCGAATAATACTTGATGTTGCTATCTCATCTTGCACCTCCCTTCTTCTTTATCAGCCAAATGACTACGATTAGCAATACTAATATAACACCTATAGATAACTCTCCTAGTTCTAATTTTGTCTTCTGCCACCATGTTAATTCCTTCTCCACAGGATAGGGAATTTCTACCTCTTTCTCCTTTTCTATATAGACTGTATCGCGAATTGTCCTGTCACGGTAGACTATATGCCACTTGTCAACTAATACTGAATCGCCTTTCTCTTTTACATAGACAGAATCCTTAATGTGAATGGAATCACGTTCATGCACGGTAAGATAAATACTGTCAGTCCTTATTGTCTCCACCGGGACATACCTTATGCTCCGGCATGATCCAAACAGCAATAGCAATGCTATCGCTACCGCAATCCATATATAGATCTTTTGTTTCATAAACTTAACACTTGTTTTCTATTGGCACCGTCAGCTCGATAACTGACGTGCACCCATGCAAAATTGCTTTCGTTAATCAATTGATCATAGGGCAGGTTCTTGCGGATATATTCAAACAACAACTTGTTTTGCTGACGGTCTCCAGTATCAATATCAGCAGCTTCCCCTTTCATGTGCTGCGAGGTCTTGCTTCCCTTGACAGCTGCATTAAGTTCCGGACAGCGATAGCCACTGTTTATTGTTATAGGCTTTCCCCACCATGTGCGTAACGGGTCCAGTACGTTATCCACCAAGGCAGTTAGAGCAGTCACATGCTCCTGTCTGCATCTGTTGTTGATACCCAAGCGGTCAGCAGTCGTTGACTTGCAGAGTTCCGCAATTGTAAAATACTTCATTTTTTATCCTCCTTTTTATTTTCGTTGTCAAATAGTATCTGAGCCATGATCTTGGCAATATCATCCTTGTTCTCGATAATCACACTCATTGTCTTCTCAGCCTTGCGCAACTCCGCTTTTTCCCATGATTTTTCACGGACTGATTTAAACTCACAGAAAATGCAGTAACCCGTCCAAATCATTGAAAAAATAGGGAAGGGGATAACTACGCAGCATAACAGGTCAATGAAGCACAATTCTATGAACGGGGTGAAATACTTCTTCGCTTTGACGGCTGTTTTCTTATATCCCGTGGATGTTCTTGCCTCCCCCCGTTGCTTGGCTTTCATTACTCCCGTGATAAGGTCTACTAACATAGCCCCCATTGTAGCTGCAATACACAAGGCTATAAGCACAATATGTATCATCATGTGCTCGTTGATAAAATTGTAGATTACATCTCTCATTGAAAGTAAGTTTTGAACACATTAATATGATAGATATTCACCTGTCCATAGTTGGCATCAAATATCTTCTTGATCTCGTAGCCCAATCCATAAGATAACGCTTTCATTCTTCGCCAGTTGATGGAACGCCAGTTCATATTATGCTCCTTTGCCCAACGCTTGATACTGTACCATTCTTTGGACTCATCAAGTTGCTCGGTCTTCTGTTCTATTTGTTTCTGTTGCTCCTCAATCTTCATTTGCTGTTGGGCAGCTAGCATAAGAGCCTCTCCAAAAGACTGAGGGACGTTATACTGAGAATGAAGCGAGTAACTACCTGTATTTACCACCGAAGGAACAATCTCATCAAATATCCAACTCTCAAACTCGTCAGCTTTCGGCATCTGGCTTTTGGTTATCAAGCGATAGATGTTGCCTTCGCTAATAAACTTCATTGATTTCATTTGTATAGCTGGCGTACCATCTGCTTTTAATCCAGTTTGTACCCCTACTTCCCGAATCGTTATGGAGGCTGGTTTACAGTGATCTATAATTGCTTTTGATGGATTCGAATACTGTAGAGAAGTGGCAATATCCATTCCGCAAAACCAACTTTTACCATTTTCAACATACATACGAACTTTGCCAAATAGTGGGTGTTCGTAAACCATAATTCCACTCATTTCAAGAGCAGACGAAACTTTTTCTACAACTAGCATATTACTTCTTATTATATATTTAATAAACATGTCCTGCACTTTTGCATCACATTAATTATCAACGTTTTTAATTACTTTTGCCTGTTGAATCTTCGTAAGTCGTTGATACAAAATCTAAACGCAAAAATGCGTTTAGTAATTCATCATCTGTATTAAGAATTGACAATACTTCTTATTACAGAGGCATGTCTTCTTTATTTGGTCATACAAAACAAAAAAGAGCCTGCTACGGAAACTAATCCGCAACAAGCTCTTGGCTTTATCAAATATGTAGTATGTCCTTTCGTCATAATCAATGTGGCGTGCATCTTCACACGCTTCCACAAAGATAAATATTGCTTCTTTCTTTCGCAAATAAGAATACAAAAAAAAGAACGACCGCCAGCGAAAAGCACAGCAGCCGTTCAATCCACGCCCTACTCTCTATCCCATTCTCCCAAGAAGACAATAGCGAAGATATCAAACAGGTTGTATCCACATGGGAAAAAGGTTAATAAAATATATGTTGTATAATCTGTTATTTTAATTTAGATTAAACAAAAATAATATTTAAATTGTTTGTTAATGAATAAATTAATTTGTTCCTTTGTAGCAGGCAATAGCCTTCATGGTGTGAAGTTACACCATACCCACTTTTAGAACGTGATCACTGTGGAGGCAATTGCTGTATTATAACGGCGGTTGCCTTTATTGTTGAACAATGAAACATTGGTTTAAGATACCTTCTTTAAAGAAGTCGAATAAGGATATGTATAGTGATGCTACTTATCATGGTAAAGATGATGGTGGTAATTTTATTTATGTTCCTAAATGGGTGGAAAATCTGTTTTATGGCAATAGAGGGAATATAGATTTTGACATGTCGACCGTTGAAGGGAAATCAAGAGCCTTACATAAATGTTGGCCGTTTGCAATGGTTCTAGATCATTGCGGAAGAATGATGCAGAATGGGCGGTATTATGTGACGGATATTAACGGAAACGAGAAGAGGAGTTTCAAAGACATTGTGACTCTTCTGAATCGTCCGAATGTGATACAGAGTGGGCGTTCTTTTATAAAGCAGATTGAGATATCTTTGAAGTGTTTCGGATTTTGCCCTGTCTATACACTAAGAGCTTTAAAGTCTGATCTCCCTAAATCCATGATGGTAATACCTCCCGAATTATTCTACATGGAGTCTCTTGGTAAGAGCCCATTTACTCAAACAGAACTTTCTTCAATTTCTAAAAGGGTATATATACGTTGGGGAAATGAGAATATAGAACTTGGTGATGAGGAGTATTTTGTCATATACGATTCGATAATGGATATTCCAAGTAATAATGGAGGGAGAATTACCTTCCACTCCCCTGTGGACGCATTATCTACTCATACTCGAAACTATATGGCTCAACTGATAGGGAGAGGAAACCTTATTGTTAATGGAGGACCTAAAGGGATACTATACGGAAATGATACGACTGACGTAGGGAATGCAGCTATTACTCCGTCTGAATCCAAGAAATTGCAGGATGATTTCAAAAGGAAATATGGTATAGTGCATAAGTTGTATGAAATCATGGTGACTCCTAAGAAACTAGGGTGGATTACATTAGGGTCAAATACAGACCAATTGAAGCTTCATGAGGAGGATAAGGCGTGTTTGGAAGCGATAGCTCAGACGATAGGCTTTGACCCCAATCTGATTATACAAGGAAGTACTTATGATAACTCTTCTCAAGCAAAGAAAGCGGCATATCAGGACCTTATTATACCTGACAGTGAATCTATAACAGAGGCTCTGACTAATGCTATATGTAAGGACAGGGCAATAATCAAAATGGACTTCACTCATGTCCCTTGCCTTCAAAAGGATATGAAAGAATTGGCGGATGCCTTGTCTACAGCCTCTAATGCTGTAGCTTCATTGTATAACAATCGGCTGATTACTTTTGAAGAGGCAAGAACCGAAATGTCCAATTTTACAGATATTGATCCTGATAATCCTAAGGGAGAATTTAAAAGTGAAATAAATAATGATGGAGACAAGCAAATACAAAAACAGGCTGGGGAAGCAGTATAAATCCTTAGCTTTTTATGCAAAGGAGATACAATATGATTCTGGCAGCAGAACTATCAGTGGCTATGCTGCGGTTTTCAATAACATTGATAAGTCCGGTGACATGCTCCTGAAAGGTTGTTTTTCAAAAAGCATACAGGAGAGAGGCCCGGGAAGTTCTGCTAATGATAAGATTATCATGTTGTGGATGCATGACATGCATGAGCCTATAGGACGCATTACGCTTCTGCAAGAAGATGAGAAAGGGCTTTACTTTGAAGCGTCTATTGATGATGTGGAAAGAGGAAATCAAGCGTTGAAGCAGCTTGAAAGTGGCACTTTGAACCAGTTCTCTATAGGTTATAGTTATGTATGGGAAAAATGTGAATATGACAGGGAACGTGATTGCTTGGTTGTAAAGGAAGTCATTCTGTATGAGATATCCGTAGTGTCCATAGGATGTAACGGAGAAACTGAATATCTTGGTCTGAAATCGGCAGAAGAATATGAAAGTGCGTTGGAGTCACTTCCGGTTGAAATAAGTGATGTATGTAAAGGACTTCCGATAAGAAAGAGGGAGGAAATCCAAATGTTAGTAAGAAAAGCGATGTCACTCGCTCGATACAAGCCGGCAGACAAGCCACTTGATGAAGAGGGAGCCGATGAAAAAATAAAACTATTTACAAAACCTTTAAAACTTAAAGAAGCATGAAATTTGACTTTTTAAGCAAAATTGATTTGTCGGTAATGGATGAGGTTTCCGTGAAGTCATTACAGGCGTTGCAGGACGCAATAAACGCTACTGTAGGCGATTTCATGGACGATACTATCGACAAAAAAACTTTTGAGGATAAATTAAATGAGGTTTCTCAAAAGATAGATTCCGAAAAGGAATTGGAAACAGTGCGTAAGGAACTTGATGAGATGAAAGAGATAATCGTTCGCATGAAAGGTGCAATGCATAAGAATGAAGACGGGCAAATGGTGTTCAAGTCTGTAGACCAGCAGATTGAAGAGCAACTGAAGGATTTCATCACAGTAGGCAAGCATGGAGAGAAAACTGTGGACTTGAAAACGGCTTGTAAGCAGTCCCCCGGTTTTAAGAAAAGCCTTACGCTTGTTATAAACAAGAAGGAGGTTGAGCCCTTGAAGAGTACGGGTGTGGCACCACATTATAACATGACAATTGATAGTCAGTTATCTGTTGATCCACGTTCCCAGACTGTAATCCGTAAATTTGCCAATGTGGCAGCAATATCTACACGATCATTGACTTATGCGGAGTTCAATCCAGGTGAAGAAGAAGCTGAATGGGTTCCAGAAGGCGGTCTTAAGCCTATGATGAGCGGTACATTGGCAGAAGTTACTATCAATGCTGGCAAAGTGGCTCTTGGCGCAAAAGTAACTGAAGAAACATTATCTGATTTGCCTCAGTTGGTTGCGGAGGTTAGGGCTGAGATTATCAATCGTATTGGTTTGAAAGAAGAAGAAGGTATTCTGTCTGGTACTGGTTCCGGCGGTCAGATTAAAGGGATTGGGAGTGATATACCTACATTCTCTTTGACAACTCTGAAAGTAGATAAGCCCAACACTTATGATGTTATTGTTGGTATGTATACACAGATTGTATCAATGTCCAATATGGCTTATCGTCCAAACCTTGTGCTTATGCATCCTCTTGACTATGCACAGATGCAGTTGACTAAGGATGTTAATGGACAATATCTCCGTCCTTTCCGTATTGGTGATGAACTGATTCAAGGTTTGAAAGTGGAAACCAGCACTGCAATCAAACAAGGTGATATTTGGGTTGGCGATTTTAACTATCTTAACATCCGTGATGTATGGGTTCTTACCATTACACTTGGATGGGAAAATGATGATTTCACTAAAAATATGGTGACTATCCTTGGTGAAAAACGTCTTATGGTGTATATTAAAAAGCAATATAAAACTGCATTTGTCAAGGATAAGATTGCGACCGTTATTGAAGCTATAACCCCTGCCGGTATTGGCGGATAAATTTATTAAACATTATGAAAGTAAATTTGACTAAAACTTATGAGGTTGAGTTCGCAAAGGACGGGGCCGTTTATAAAAAAGGTGATAAAGTAAGTGTTAATATGTTACTTGCAGGTAAGTTCTTCCAAGATGGACGTGTTGCCACTGTTCCTTCGGAATTGATGGAAGACGCTAAGAAAATCGGTGCTGAAGATTTGTTCAATAAAAAGAAGAACCTCAAAGATATTGTGTAATGTTGGTGGATTATACTTTTTTCCAAGGTGGTATTCTTGATATCGAAGGTGCAGTATTGAATATACATACTCCTTCTGAGACTAATAAGGCAATTGTTGACAGCCTTCAAGGCTTTGTAATGCAATATGAGCCGGAATATTTAGAGAAGCTCCTAGGGGAAAAGTTGTATAAGGAATTCTCATCCTATATTTCCAACGATGGAAAAACTAAGGAAAAAAGATGGGATGATCTTATAGCGCATCTTGTCATGAAATATAGTGATGGCGATATGGAGATTTCCAAATCCCCCATCGCCAACTATATATACTTCCATTACTTGAGACATAATCACACTCAGGCGACTATTACAGGAGTGAAGGCTGATGGAGATGATGGCCGTCTTGTAAGTCCCGAAAGGAAAATGATGTTTGCATGGAACGACATGGTAAGAATGAATATCAGACTTGTGAGATGGCTTCAAGGCAATAATGCGGACTATCCGGATATCGCCACCGATTTCGAATTGATGGAAACAATTAATTCCTTTGGGTTATGATAATTGATATAATATCAGATGTATGTGCTTCCTTGTCAAAAAGAATGGATCAACAGATAAATTACATATATGGTGACAGTTCTTATATAAGGGAAACACTTCTTCTTCTTGGGAAAAGCAGGGTGACAGCATCGGGAAAATTCCCAATGATAGGGCTGTATGTTCCCTTAGACGAGGAAAGGGATAGTGAGAATTATTTTTGTAAGGCATCTGTAAACATAATAATCGCTACCAATACACTGGAAAAGTATACAAATGAACAACGTCGTGAGATATCTTTTGAAGGTATTCTTCGACCTTTGTATTACGGATTCATAGAAGAGTTAAAAAAATGTGATAAATTTGATTTCGGTTACTCCGGTATTGTAAGCCATACATATTCAGAAAATTATAGTTTTGGAAGACGTGGCGCTGTTGATGTTGACGGTAAGGAAGTTGGCGAAAAGATAGATGCTATTGAAATAAAGAATTTGGATTTAACAGTTAAAAATCAGAATTGTTATGCGAACAGATATTAGAGAGTGCGGCAGCACGTCCGGATTTAATACTGGAATGAGTTACTGCCCCCTGCAACCGGACAAGGTCGCAGGTGTTATATTGGTCATTCATGGCAAAAAACTGCCCAAAGAATTGACTGCTGAGGCTTTGGAGGAAGCCTGTCATGCTGATTATCCGGACAGAATTTATCCTATTACAGGATTTTCGGAATACGCGGTAAGCGGCGGTGAACCCAATACAACAGAAAATGGTTATGCCGGGTCGGAAATAACGGGCTATTCGGCAAGGACGGATACATTCACGTTGCGTAAGTTTAATCTAGCTTTACAAGCTAATCTTGTAGCCAACAAGGATACATTGTTTGATATGTATGTTTTTGACAAGAATAATGTAATCTACGGAGAAGATGACGGGACAGATGAACTTGCGGGTTTTGCATTATCTGGTGTTTACCCTACAGGACAGGCTTATGATTCAAGCGGTCAGAAGGCTTATCTTGCGTTTAATGCGATGTATTCCGATACCGAGAAGATGATGAAAAACATGTCTGTAAAGCAAGCGGGTGTCAATTTGGAAAATGTTCTCAAGGGATTGAATTACGTTGAGTTTGTCAAAATGACATCTCCTGAAAATACATATAAGCTCGTGGATCATTATGACCGCACGGATCTTACTGCATATTATGGATCTATATTGTCTGAGAAGGCTTCAACGGTCGTTTCTGGTGCATCAGCACTGGAATACAGTAACGGTGTGCTTACAGCGACAGGAGGTGTGCCGGTGCTTAAATCTCCTTCTATTTTACAGGCTAATGGGGTCATTGGAATTGAACAATGGGTACAATGAGAATTAATGGAGTCACATTTATAGAGTCCGAGGTGGTCAAACTTTCATTGGATGAGTTTGTCGCTCAGAATATAGATGTATTCTGGAAGGACATTTCTAGAGAAAGGCGGAAATCAAGGCTGGTTTCCGTATATAATAGAATTATCAATAACAGTAATTTAGGAGGCGGGGGAGATTGATCCCCCGTTTTGCTATGACATTGGAGGAATACGCGAGATGTTGGAAGAAATTGGCTGATGGCATTCAGCCAATGATAAGGGATAAGATGGAAAGGGATGTTCCTCAGTTTGAGGAATATATACGAGAACAGCTATATAGTGGTGTTGATGGCGATGAAAGTCCTTTAATTCCCGGATATACAGAGGACCCATACTTTAAAAAAACTTATGGAGAGCATTGGAAGAAAAACGCCGAACGCTATAAAAATTGGAAGACAAAGATACAGAAACCGAAACCTTCATATTTGGGTTTTTCTGCAAGAGGAAATAATACTCCAAACCTTATCATACGTGGAGATTTTTATAGTTCCATCACGGCAATACCAATATCAAATGGTATAAGGATTGCCAGCTATGGCGTTTCTTTTGGTTCTGATATTGAGAAGAAATATGGTTATAAAATTTTCAAGGTAAGCTCCAAAGCAAGGAGGCATTATGTTACGTACAGGCTTATGCCCTCTATTGATAAATTTATAAGGAGGTGCGAATTATGAAAAACTGCTTGTGCCAAGGAAATAAATCAATGAGGGAGATGGAACATATGCGTTCAATCGCAGAGAAGGCTGCTGTTATGGATGAATGTGTTTATATATTATATAAGGTTGGAGATGTGTATAAGTTCTGTCGTGAAGGTGAAAACTGGTCGGGTGAGTTTGTAGAATTCATATTTCCGTAAAATGGTGATTTTTATCATTCTATTATTTTGGCGTTTCCCGTATTATTTATTAATTTAGCAACAGCGATAGATAGAGGTTTCGCATAGAAAGATATTATATATTCATTAAGAGTAATGGATATGATGCGGTGGCCGACTCCTCTATATCGGTTGCCGCATTTTTTATATCCCGTATTAAGATGTACGGAACATCTTGTGAACGAAAAGACATGAAAACGAATCAAATCATGATTCGCCCAATGGGTGAATTTACAGTTAGTCAGAGAACAAAAGATGGCTATTTTGACGGTGGGGACTTGTTACGTCAATGGAATTCAGTAAAAGGAAATGAACAAAGAAAAATGGATGAGTTTCTTTTGGCTAAAAGAACTGGAGATTTTATAGAAGCGCTCATAGCTGAAGAACGTGAAAATGGTTTAGGGGAAAATTCCCCTAAAATTGATAATCAGGTAGTTAAGAAGAGTAAGGTTAAAGAGAAGGGTAAAGCTGGCAGACCTAAAGAAGAAGTATGGATGCATCCTTTCTTATTTACCAAATTTGCCATGTGGATTAATCCTCGCTTTGAAGTAAAGGTAATACGCTTCGTATATGATGAGATGATTCAATACCGTAATTTAGCTGGAGATGCTTATCCTGCTATGTGTCGTGCCGTTTGTTCAATACTCCCTGGGGATATATTCCAGAAAAAGATTAAGGACTTAGCCAAGTCTCTAAACATCATAGTTTATGGCAAACATGAATCAGAAATGCGTAATAAGATTGGCGATGAAGATAAAATCCGCGAATTATATGAGTTAGAATTACAGATAGCTCAATGGATAGATTTAGGCTTTATCAAAGACTATAACAGCCTTAAATCTACATTGACTAAATTGTATTACCGGAAATATCCCAATGTTCTCCCAATGTAAATATTGATTTTTCCTCAAATGTCTTGTGCGAAAAGATATTTATTTTTTAATTGAAAAACAAAACTATCATTTATGTTGTAATTTAGATTTTGTCTAAATTGTGACTGTGATATTTAATAATTGCGTTACTATATATTACTATGCGTTACTTAGTATTACTATTAATTGATATTGTCTTTTGTTTAATATTCATACCATTGTATAAGATAAAAACATCATTTACCTTTGTATCTGTAACAAGTGCAAGGCGTTACTTGATGTTGATTAAATATTCTCCTATTGGAGTTTATATATGACTGTTCCGTAGTAGCTTGCACCTATTACGGAACTTTCTTTTTATACAATTCCAAGCGTGGATAGTATAAGGGAGGAAAGCAGGAGTGAATAATGGCACAATGGGGTTCGATTCCTCACCTGCTACAATCAGTCAAAATAAATCCCCGAAGGCGGAAGTGACTGAGCCTCCAACGGGGGACAATATTAATCTTATATCGCAAAGATATGGAAAATTTTAATAAGTTAATACCTATTGATGGGGAAAATGGCGAAAAAAGAACAATAAGTTCACTGCAAATTGCAGAAATTACAGGTAAGGCATATTGTGGCGTGTTGAAAGTCATTAGAAAGATGGATATTATGCGTGTGAAAATAACAATGAAAAATATATTTTCATTATTTGTTTGTTTGAAAAAATGTTGTAACTTTGCAGTGCGACAGTTTTATTATCATATTCGGATTGGGGATTTTTTATGCCCAATATTGAAGTATTGCTTAAAATATAAGCAGAGGTTTCTCCGTACATATTCGCCCCAAAGCCGATATGGAACTGTCGCAAGTTGGAGAAATTCTCTGCTTTCTTTATTTATTAACTTTTAATTTTCATTATTATGCGACAGTTGAATGAAAATCAAATCTTCCAATACAATGGAAGTCCTATTACCTTTCAGAAAGGCGATAGTGTAATGGTAAATGCCACAGAAATGGCTAAACCGTTTGGAAAACGTTGTAATGACTTTTTGTCAACAAAACAGACGAAGGAGTTAATTAGTTCATTATCAGCCAAAACGGGAATTTCCGCAACGGGTTTAGTTACTGTAAATCAAGGAGGTAATAATCCCGGTACTTGGATGCACGAAGATGTAGCCTTAGAGTTTTTATCCACATTATCAGCCGTTAGGATAATTCCCCTAACGGGTTTGGTAGATAAAGCCTTCAAAAAAATATTGTTTTCGTTTGGTAGCTTAAGGAATTGTTGTACCTTTGCAGTGCTACAAGTTGATAGAATTATCTATCTCGCAGAGCAAGCGGTTAAGTTGCTCATATTTTATATGGGTATTTTTTATGCTCATACTTTAGGATATTGGCGGTTGCCTATACGTAAGTTATTGTGTGCTCTTCGGGGTAGACTATCAACTTGTAGCAGCGTATATGGTAACCGCTTTTTGTTTGCCTATTGCCTTCATAAATAACTTTTAAATGCTACAAGTTATGACAGATTTAATTTTATACAAAGAAACGATGAGTTCACTTGAAATAGCTGAACTCACTGGAAAGCGACATGATGCTATCTTACGTGACATCAGAAACTTACTTAATCAAGGAGTAAACGCCCACAATTTTGTGGAGGTTGAATACACCGATAAAAAGGGTGAGAAAAGACCTTGTTATGAACTTACAAAGAAAGGTTGCCTAATCCTTGCCAGCGGATACGATGCAAAACTCAGGGAAAAGATTATAGATCGTTGGGAAGAATTGGAAAGGGACAAACAAAACGGGAATTTTCAAACTCCTAGCACCTACATTGAAGCATTGGAGGCTTTGGTAGCTTCTGAAAAGGAGAAAGAACGGATGCGTATTGAATCGGAGCAACAGAAAAAGCAAATCGAACAGAAAGATGCTAAGATAGAGAAGCTCCAGCCCAAAGCTGACTTTGCCGACAAAGCCTTTGCGATGGAAGGCAAATGTGATATAGGACAGGCTGCCAAGATACTCGGCTTACCATTCGGACGAAATACCTTGTTCAAGAAGCTTCGTGAAGCAGGAGTATTCTTTGCTAACAGGAATGAGCCAAAACAGAAATATATTGATGCAGGCTACTTTGAGATGAAAGAAAAGCCTATCCCAAGAGAGAATCATCCGGGCTTTGTCGTGATGGTTGTGCTATGCACACAGAAAGGGCTTGCATACATCAATTACCTGTTTGGTGGCAAACGTTCTGACGGAAAATTGATGAAAATAGCCTAATTTAAATCTTACATATTAATCAAGTCTTTTCCACCTTATCTTACGAGGTGGGCAGACTATTTACATCCGTTAACGTTGCGATTCGCAACATAACCCGAAAAGACTATGAAAACAATAGATAAACTTGAAATTATACTTCAAAAAATGGAAGAACAAAATAATAGACTTGAACGGATATACGGCAAACATCTCAAACTGATAGTATGCACTGGGAAAAGAAGTGAGAAGGTTAAATTTAAACATAAAGATTGAAACGCTATGTTTGTAGTTTATTTAGACAACATTCTAAATTGAAAACAAATATGTCGTAATGTTTTGATTTGATTTCAAAAGTATATTATTTTGCTGAAAATAACCAAATTATTATAACTATATGAAAAAAGTATTATTTTTAATGATTGTTTCATTATTCAGTATGAATCTGAGTGCTCAAGTAATGAGAGCGGAAGAATTAGAAAAATATGCAAAGGAAAATTATGGTGATAAGTGGGTGGATGCGGCTGAAAATTTAGGTTCTTCATTGGTATTGGATAAGAATCAGAGTTTGACCTATGAGCAGATAATTAATTGTGGGGAACAGACTAAAGAGCAGTTATATATTACTTTAAACCATTGGTTTGCGGAGTCTTTTAACGATGCGAACTCAGTAATTAAATTGAATGATAAGGATGCGGGAGTAATTATTGCTAAAGGATTTGTGGGAGGAATCGCTCAACATATTGGAGGAATGACAGCTTATAATGTTAACATCCACCCTGTTATAAAAGTTGATATTAAAGATAAAAAAATTCGTGTTACATATACGCTTCAATATTATGAGGTTGAGCAGAACATCGGAGGCGGATGGATGGGGGCTTTTTCTGCTGGTACAACAGGACAGCCTGCGGACACGACAAAGAAAACAGAAAAATGGGGTATAGAAACATGTTATCCTTTCAGCCCCAAAGATCAGCATAAGGCAAAGAAAACATCGTCTAAAGCATTGATTATGGCTCATGCATATTCCAATGTTATTATGGATAAAATAGAAGAAGCTGTGAAGAATGGTCTTGTGGGCAATGAAAATGATGATTGGTAATTTAAATAAATTATTTTTCACGGGGAGAAGTTTTTGCTTCTCCCTTTTTTATTTCCTCACCTTCATAATATCAATAAAATCACTATCTTTGCTCTTAGAAGGTGCATGAAGTCATGCACTACCCAAAACTTACGAAAAGACCATGGCAGGAGCAGAATTTAAAATTACTGATGCGATTGATCCTAACATCGTTAAGAAGTTGAATGAGATAAGGATTAATATTCAAACCACATCTTCCGAATATGCGAATTTTACAAAACAATTAAGTGATGGCATAAATTTTAAGCCGGGTAATCTAAGAGAATACCAGTCTAAAGTTGACAGTTATAATGCTACAATTACCAAATTATATGCTTCTCAAAATAGGTTGTCTGAATTACAGGCTAGTCAATTAAAGTTATTGACCGATATTTCCCGTAAGATAGAGCTTCTTACCAAACCATTGAATACATTGGCAGACAAGATAACGGAAGTAAAAGTAAATTTGAGAGGTGCTTCCGAAGACTTGAAGAACGTGTCACAGGATGCGGAAACTGCTTCTGTTTCATTCCAAGAGGCATCTAAGAAAATATCCATGACTGCTGCTGATTTTGATTCAATCCGTCAGACGGTAAAGGCTTTTGATACACAAGCCTCCGAATTGAACAGTAGATTAAGTGATAACAAAGAAACAATTTCAGTCTTAAGAACATCTCTGAGGGAATTATCGAAGGAGTATAAGAAAGGTGCTATCAGCGAAGAGGAATACAAGTCCAAAAGAGATGCTACGGTATCCCAGTTACGCATGCTGACAGAGCAGAATAAACAGTATTCGGCGATATTGAGAAATCATACGCAGGTAGCGATTGCCACAGCAGGAAGCTATAACGAGATGAAGGCTTCAATGCTTCAGTTGGAAAAGGAATATTATAACCTTTCACAAGCTGCACGCGAGGGAGCAAAAGGTATGGATATCTTGAACAATATCGGCAAGTTGAATCAACAATTAAAGGATATAGATGCACAGATGGGCAATTACCAACGTAATGTGGGTAATTATGCTTCTGGTTGGAATGGCCTTAATGTTTCCATACAACAGATTGCGAGAGAACTTCCGGCTTTGTCTGTTAGTGCCAATACTTTCTTTCTTGCCATATCCAATAACCTTCCTATGTTTGTTGATGAGTTGAAGAAAGCGAGAATTGAATATGAGTTGGCTAAAAAATCAAATCAAACAGCTATACCTGTATTTAAGCAGGTATTGAGTTCCCTTCTTAGTTGGCAGACGGCTTTAGTTGTTGGGATAACTCTTTTATCGAGTTATGGAGGTGAGATAACCAAATGGGTGGGTAGCCTGTTTGATGCGAGAAAAGAGTTGGATGCTTTGGAAGAATTGCAAAAAGATTTCAATAAGGCCCAACTTGATGGGGCTAAAAATGCTCAGGACGAAGCGGTAAGATTGAATATCTTATATAGAGCAGCGACAAATCTTGAAAGACCAATGAAAGAACGTTTGACTGCCGTAAAAGAGTTAAAAAGGGAATATCCGACATATTTTAATAATATAAAAGATGAAAATATTCTCGTAGGTAATGCTTCCGATAGTTATATAAACTTAGCAGCTTCTATAGTTGCTGTTGCAAAAGCACGCGCTACAGAAGATATTATGGTAGAAAAAGCAAAAGAGCGTATTGCTTTACAAACTCAATATAACGAATTGATAAGAAAATCTTCAGAAGCATCATTAAAATATCAAGAAAAGGCGAACGAAGGTCCACTTCTTTTAGCCTTACCTGAATCCGTAAAAGCGACAAAATTTCAGAAAGAAGCTGATGAGGTTTATGACAAATTAAAAAAAGTAGAAAATGAAATTAAAGAATTAGCTGATTCGGTTAATATAGACGATCTTTTATTTGATCCTAAGAAAACATCAAAAGCCGCAGATGATTTAGCGCAATACATGGGGAATCTTAGGAATAAAATGGCTGACTTGTCCGTTTCTCTCATTGAGGATGAGCATGAACGTAATCTTGCTGCCATAGAGAAAGAATATAAAGACCAGATAGCAGCTGTAAAGGGATATTCTGAGGAAGAGAACAAACTTCGGGAAATGTTGGGCCAAGAGAGAATGCAGAAGATAGCGAAAGAGAATGAGGAATATGCTAAGAAGTTGGCAGAGGCTGAGAAAAAAAGGATCGAGGAAAAGAAAAAGTATACTGATGAGATGCTCAGACTGGAAGAGGAACAATCATCTCTCCGTATAGCAGCTACAAGTACTGGATATAAGGAACTTGAAAACATTATAACAGAAAATTATTCAAAAGGGCTGCTATCGCGAAAAGAATACGATGAAGCCATGCGTGAACTGGAGCGGAAAGCCGCAAACGAGCAATTACAGATACAGATAGATGCTGCTGAAAAAATGATTGAGATAGCGGAGGCATCGGGCGTGGTAAGCAAGCAACAAATTGAAATGCTGAGAGAATCCATAAAGGCTATGGAAGCAGAGATAGGTTCTATAAATGCGGATGATCAGTTGAAAAAAGCGGAAGAGCAACAGGATATCACACGAAGGAATTTTGAAGTGTTGAAAGGTTATTCTTCTGCATTGAAAGATCTTGCATCGGATATCGATAGCCCGTTTGCCGGTATATTTGATGGGATGGATAAGGGATTCAGTATTATGTCTGATAAGATATCGGGTGTTTGGAAAGAACTTACAGACGGTGAGAAGATGGAAAGAACTACCGAGATGTGGGCTTCTATGGTTAGTGGAATTGGTGAAATGATATCATCCATTTATGATCGCCAGATTGAAGCTATTGAGGCTGAACAGGAAGCGAATGAGAAAGCTGGTGAAGAGGAAATTTCCCGTATAGAGGCTTTAGAAGAAAGAGGTGCTATAACAACTGAAGAAGCCGAAGCGCGTAAACGTGCGGCGGAAGATAAAACGGCACAAAAGAATGCCGAATTGGAGAAGAAAAAAGCGGCATTAAGAACAAAACAGGCAAAGTTTGAGAAAGCTACCAGTATAGCTGAGGCGGCTATACAGATAGCAGGTGGTATTTTGCAGACGATAAAACAATTGGGCTTCCCTGCTGCAATACCTATGATAGCTGCTCTAGGTGCTATGGGAGCGATACAGCTTGCTACTATTATAGCGACTCCTATTCCGAAGTATGCCAAGGGTACTGATTCGCATAAAGGCGGATTGGCTGTAGTGGGTGATGGTGGTGTTCCTGAAACAATCGTTACTGATAAAGGAGCGTATATTACTCCGTCTGTCCCTACTTTGGTTGACATCCCTAAAGGTGCGAAGGTTATACCTTATGCAGTGGATATGGAGAGGATAAAGGCTCATGCAAATGATTTTGATGGTCTTATGGCATATAGAAGCGAAAACGATCTTCCTCCTGTATCAATAGTTAATGATTATAGTGAACTGGAGAAAAAGATAGGGCATCTGGAAAAATCACAGCAGATAGGATTTGCAAGATTAGCCAAGGCGATAAGAGAAAACAATTATCAGCAATTTTCAAAAAGTATCTGATTATGAGGTATACAAGTGACATATATGAACTTCCCTTGTCCGTTTTTATAGAGATTTATACCAATGATAGCAATACTATTGAATTTGACGGTGAGGACAAAGGGGCTGTATCGGCAAAAATTATCAATGACTATGTAGAAATTGTCGGGAGCAAACAGTTGTTCTCTGAGATATTGAATTGTAATGAGCGTATGAATCTTGCAATGACCGTGGAGTGCATGAAGGCATGTGAGAACATGATGAAGTTGAAAATGTATGATGAGGTGCGTGATATCCTGATGAAGATAGGTTATTCGTGTAAAAAAGGTGATGTAATGGCTATGAATGCTAGAATATCCGCATTAAATTCCCGTGCACAATATGATTTGGATAAGATAAGTAAGGAAAAGAATGAGGGACTGAAGGAGAAGCCTACAAAACGTGGATTTATAAATGAAGTTGTCGCTATTGGGAAGTATAATAAGATGTATATCAATCCGAAAGAATGGACCGCCGGATCTTATGCCTGTCTTGTAAGGCAGACATGTGACGAAATCGATGGGTTGAATCGTAAAATGAAATAATTATGTATTATCGATGTGAGTTACTTATAAATGGTCTGAAGTACAGGGTTACTGATGATCTTGAAAATTGGGACGAGGTGAAGGCTAGTTTCAAGAGAAATGACTATGACGGTGTTATCCGTACATTTTCCAACAAATTTTCTTTTGCTGGGGATGCTAGAAAATTGCTGTTAAAACAATATGATGAAGATTATTTGAATGCTTCTGCCTCAATAATAATAAGTACAAGAAATAACAGTTGGTTGTATAATGAACGGTTTAGTTGCGCTCTCAATTTTTCTACATTGCAGGATAATGGTCGTATCTTACAGATAAATGCCGTGGATGATAGCGTGGCGTCCATGATAAAGTCAAAAAAAGGAACTCAATATGAATATTCGGTCGAAGAGGTGAAAAGCCCCATTCCTCTTGTTTATGACGGACTTGAACTTTCAGAATCAGCAAAATGGATTCCTACAGGTGATACATTGGAAGACGATGACACTCTTATTAATGTTTATTTCAGCAAGAAAATGTCACCAATGCCAATATATATAACTGCCAGTGATTCCTTAATAAAGGGGTCTCTTGAATTTAATGATCAAACAGTAGGTGGTGATGATGTATATTCGATAAAGGCTCTGAAATCAATTAGGATAAATATAGAGTTTAATATTGATATGTTTGTGTTTAGGAAATATCAGTCTGGTGCTTTGGGATATGATGTAAGAGGTGTGAGGCTCCAGATTATGAAGATAAGTAATGAGATTGATAGTAATGGGGAAGCGGTGACTACGGAAACGGTGATAGGAAGTTTTGAACTTACGACAGAATCAGAAACGCCAGTGGAAAAGAAGGTTTCGGAATCGTACAATATAAGTCTTTTGCATAATGATAAAATAATAGTGAGAGCTATGTATGTCAATGAGAAAGAAGAGATTGTACCTGTATTGCCGGATTTGCCATACAAAGTCTCAACATCAAGTTATTTTAAAGCATCATGGAAAAATCGAATAAACCCTGTTGAGATGGATGTTATAAAGCCCGATACATTGCTGAACAGATTGCTTAAAAGTATTAATGGAGAGAAAGATGGTTTGACTGGAGTGATTGAGGGGACAGGAGATAGAAGGCTTGATAATTGTATGCTCTTGGCGGCTGAATCAGCCCGTAAGATTCCTGGAGCCAAAATATATACATCCTTCACCAAATTTGCAAACTGGATGAGTTATGTGTTTGGTTATGCTTACGACATATCCGGGAATACAGTAACTTTTCGGCATAGAAGCAAATACTTCTCGGATGATGTTGTCAAAAGGATAGATGATTTATCTGATTATGAGATGAAGGTTAATTCTGCATTGGTGTATTCTCGGATACGGATAGGCTTTGACAAACAGGATTACGACACGGCTAATGGAAAGGATGAGTTCCGTTTTACGAATGAATATACCACAGGCGTGACCATGACGGACAATAGCCTTGAAATGATATCTCCATACCGTGCGGACGCATACGGCATAGAGTTCCTTGCTGACAAGATAGGTGAAGATACTACAGACAACGAAAGTGACACTGATTTATTTATGGTAGGGGTAAAATCTGATTCGTCTGGACTTAAGTATATATTGAACAGGGATTATCTTATGGGTGGCGTTCTCAGCCCTGACACAATGTTCAATGCCATGTTTTCCCCTTCTTCTATGGTTTTGGCCAATGAAGCATACATCGGCTCATCTGTTGAGATGCTTACTTTTGCGTCATCAGATGGTAATAGTGATGTGGGTATTGATGGAATGGGGGAAAGTAGGGATATAATTCTTTCAAAAAGGATGTTTACTGTGGCGGAAGTAGAATTTGAAACTTCGGATGTAGAGCTTCCGGAAGATCTTACAGGAATTGTTGAATTTGAACATCAAGGCAAGGTTATACAGGGATATTATCAGCAGGCTGATTACAATTTCACAAAATCACAAAGTTCAAAGGTAACTTTGATTGTGAAAAATTCTAATTCTTTATAAAGATTCAATTTTTAATTATTATATTTGCAATGAAAGCTTGTGAAGTCTCAAGCTGCTAGAAACTAACGAAAAGACCATGATATCAATCGGAGATGTTTGCCCGTTATTCTTCAAACCGCTGAAATATAAATATTCAAATGCAGGATGTTTCAGACAAGTATTTTCCTTGTCAGACAACATTTTGCTGCAAATTTTCTGCGATAATGGCGAAATACCTTTGGCCTTTTTGAATGATAAGATTGGCAATATCTCCTCGTCAATAGCACTGCTCACTTATGATGTTAATGAAAGCGTTAAGATGTATTATGCCTCATTATCTCCTTCGGAGGGGATATATACAGTAACTATAGGCGATAAGGAATGTGAGGAATTCTGTGTGTGTGAGAATATAGGTGATTCTATATTGATTGAATATTCCCATAAGGATAATAATTCTGCATTTGATAATATATTCTGGATTGATGATGTTCAGCAGATGTTTCAGTTCAGAATAATAGGAGGATTCAAACCGGATGGGGTAGATTTAAAAGTTGAGAACGAACAGTTCGTGAACCAGAAGCAGGAGATAATAGAAATGTATTCTCTTCCTTATAAGACATTTGATTTTGTATTTGGGACAAGTCGTGGTGTTCCGTATTATATAGCGGAGTTCATAAATAAGTTACTTTGCCTTTCTCACGTTAACATAGACGGTAATTTGTATGTACGGGAAGGGGATTCTGTCCCGGAAAAGCTGGATACAATAGGTAAAAAACAGATGTTTATATATAAAGTGACTTTACGCCCTAGAGAAAACGATATTGCTGGGATCGGAGGCAAAACTGAGATCGCAACTTCTTCTTCAGGTATAGCATTTTTGCTAACTAATCCTGAAGAAAACGATGTGTTAAAATACAAGAAGGCGCAAGCTGCTTTTGTTAATGAAAATTATGTGTAATCATGGCTAGAAATCATCCTATAAAGATATTGTGGTACGGTTCGGAAACGGATGCAGAAGGAAATCCGATTATACCGAAAATATCCCCATCATTTGAAAAGCGATTGGAAGGGTTGAATGAGGGTGAGATATACATACATAATGATGATAAGAATCCTTCTATTTACATAAGGACCAATAAAGACCGGGTTGTTGCCATATCGGGAAGTGCAAATATAGAGGAACTTTCCAAATACTTCCTTCGTAAAGATAAAGAAGATATCGCTAATGAGCTGATCACTTTTTTAAAAGGTCTTTTGATAGGTAAGAACGGTAGTGGAATTACTGTACTTGAGAACGGTATGTCACAGGCTGTTGTTGATTATCTGTATGTCAAGGTCAAAGCCGTTTTTGACGAGCTTGAAGTAAAGAAGAAGACGTATGTAGGTGGCGAGCAGGTGATTTCCCATGCAGGCATGAAATGCAACCGTGTGGATGAGTTGGATGATGTCTACCGTTGTTATTTCAAGGAAGAGGAAGACGGAATTGAGATAGAGAACCAGTTTACTCCGGGATCTCTCGCCATCGCACAGGAGTGCAATATCAAGACAGGCATTTCGCATCATGTCGGCAACCGCTATTACTGGCGGTTGGTCACAGCAGTAGGTGAGAATTATATAGACCTGTCCAAGACCGTGTGTGATCCTAATGTCGAGAACGATGTTCCGGTGGCAGGTGATGATATCGTGGGATTGGGCCATAAGACTGATATCACCAGACAGGCGGCGATAATTCTCTCTTCGGTGAACGAAGTTTCTCCGTCCATCATCATGTATCAGGGTATTAATGATTTTACCTTGACCGGGAAAGATGTCATTTCTTTTGATTTTGACAGGTCTACCGGCAAGGCCCGGATGAAGGTGTACGGAGATACGTACATTGGTGACAAGGACCGGACCACTTACATGGAATACACTCAGGATAAAGGTGTTGATATCAAGGGTATGTTCCATATCGAGCAGGGTTCCACCGGATGGAAGAATATGGAAGGCTTGCCGGATGAGATACAGGCGGCGGCTGATCTTGCCCAAGAGGCTAAGGATGCGATAGACAATGCGGCTGTCGGAAGTGTCAATCTGTTGCGTAATTCCGGGTTTACCGGAGATTATGAAACAGAGGACCTGTCTGCCGCTACCGAGCTATCGGCGGATACCGAACTTTTTAGCAAGCAACTGGAATATTGGACGGGTGTGGCTACCGTATCTGCGGACAGTGATGCCGGCTCCGGGTACTCTGCTGCAATCGGTAGTTTGTCCCAGTCCGTATCATTGATTAAAGGAGAAAGTTATGTTATCAGTTATAAAGCAAAGGGTACGTCTGTGTCTGTTTCGTGCGGTTCTTTTAGTGTTTCTCAGCCTCTCACATCCTCTTATCAGAGATATACCCATAAGATCACCTTCAATGGCAGTGGTATATTTCTTGTCAGTGGTACCGCAACCGTTTGTGACCTTCAGTTAGAGCGTGGAACCATCGCTACTGACTGGAAGCCTTCAATTCTTGACAATGACAAGGCAACAGCCGGTTTCCAGTCAATCAATTATATCGCCAGTGCGATCAAGGATGGATCTGTGGATATTCTTGGTGGTCTGATATTGGCCAATATGATCCAACTGGGTAATTACAAGAATGGCAAGTTACAGAAGGTCACAGCCGGAGTTAGCGGCATATACAATGACGATGATGATGTGGCGTTTTGGGCAGGAGGAAAACTTGAACAGGCAATTCTGACCGTAATGAGGTTCCGTAATGATCCTGATTACCGGCCTACGGATGAAGAATGGGCGAACATGGCGAACTTCGTTGCCACTCATGGCGGTGATGTGTTCTTAAGAGGATATATCTATGCTTTGGGCGGATATTTCCGGGGGGAAGTCAATGCGGAAAGCGGAATCTTTAAAAATGTAAAGTCACCTAACGGAAATTTTAAGATTGATAAGGAAGGAAATATCTGGATAAAAGGAGAAGGAGAGTTTAGTGGCACTGTCAATGTCATATCATCCAATGGTTACAAGATCGTAATATCCCCTGAGGATGAGTATTCCGTACCGTCTATCAGAATGTATGATTATAATGGGGAAGAACTGTTCAGCATCTCCCTACAGTACGGACTTGGAGGGATGATTCCCAGTATTTCCATGTTCGATCCTTCTAGCAGTGATAGATTATATTTCCGCCCGGATAGTATGGTTGCGGAGCAAAAAGGAAGTGACGGTTATATATATCAGACTCAGATAATGGGAGGACGCATAATTATGGTTAAAGGTTCTGAGATTGTATGGGATCAAAACCAATTGCCCAAATAAAATGAAGTGATATGGAACTTAATTCAATAAATAAAACAGGTACTTGGAGTGAGGCGGTAGATCGTCTTAACAACAACTTTAGCAAGACCTCCACTGAAGTGGAGAAGGTCAAGCAGAACGCTATACGCAACAAGGGATTGTTTCCCACTCTTGATTCGCTGAAAGCGGCTGTCCCATCTCCTGTTGTGGGTGACTGGGCAGTTGTGGGGGATACCATACCGGGTCCTATATATCAATGCAAGACAAAGGGAACATGGAGTGCCACAGGCACGACAGGAGGTGGTGGAAGGGTTGACCTTTCTGACTTCTTGAAAGCCGAGGAGATAGACGATGTTACATTAATATTATAGATAGGAGGTTATATGGCAAAAATATATAAGCTGACCAAAGGTAGTCAAACCATTTACCCGGCAACCACAACCGATGCTGTGGTCAATCCGAATACACGCAAAAATCTTACAGCGGAAATGTCAGAGTTAAATGACAATTTAATGCCTATTGATATTAGCGCAGCGACAGCTGTTGCAAATATAATGAATCTTACTAAAGAACAGGTTAGTATTTACTCAATATTAGAGGATACAATTTTATATCCCACCAAAATTAATACTAATTTTACTAATTACAATGTTCACATATTTGATGTGTCTAATATTGATACTGTACAAATAATTTGTTCTGAGATCAAGGCGTCAGGTAAATCATTGGCGTTTGCTTTTTACAAAAATTTAGAACTTACATCAGATGGATATATTCGTGGTATATCATTTATTGATTTGGGTACTAGAAATGTTAATAAATTTCTAAATGTGCCATTAGATGCAATGGCTTTAGCTATATCTGATAGGGCAGATAATTTGACAACGTGGACAATTAATAAGATCGAATTAGGAGATTCAAAAATAGAAGAAAATGCTGAAAAAATAATTCGGATTGATAAAGATATTTACCCAATCGGGAATAATAGTGCTAAAGCATTATCGAACATTTTTAAGACGACACAAACCCCATTGCTTGTTGATTCAACCATTGAGAATAGCTTAATGCGAGATGATGGTAGTTTGCGGAGTAATTTTGCTGACCATAATTTGCAATTATACGCTGTATCGGATATTGATATTATACAAGTGGTATGTGCAGAAATCAAGGCATCAGGTAAAACTCTTGCATTTGCATTTTACAAGGAGAGTGAAATAACTGTAGGAAATTTCATCTGGGGAATTTCGTATAATGATTTGGGTAGACGTGATTTAAATGATTATTTATATGTTCCCAGAGGTGCTAAGTATCTTGTCATTTGTGACAGAAATGATTTTCTTCCAAAATGGACAATTAATAAGATCGAATTAGGAGATTCAAAAATAGAAGAAAATGCTGAAAAAATAATTCGGATTGATAAAGATATTTACCCAATCGGGAATAATAGTGCTAAAGCATTATCGAACATTTTTAAGACGACACAAACCCCATTGCTTGTTGATTCAACCATTGAGAATAGCTTAATGCGAGATGATGGTAGTTTGCGGAGTAATTTTGCTGACCATAATTTGCAATTATACGCTGTATCGGATATTGATATTATACAAGTGGTATGTGCAGAAATCAAGGCATCAGGTAAAACTCTTGCATTTGCATTTTACAAGGAGAGTGAAATAACTGTAGGAAATTTCATCTGGGGAATTTCGTATAATGATTTGGGTAGACGTGATTTAAATGATTATTTATATGTTCCCAGAGGTGCTAAGTATCTTGTCATTTGTGACAGAAATGATTTTCTTCCAAAATGGACAATTAATAAGATCGAATTAGGCAATTCAAGAATAGAAGAAAATGTCGTTGAAATTGCATGTTGGGGAGATAGTATTACAGCAGGTACTGCTACACCTAATTATCCTACTTGGTTGCAAAAACTATTAAACACTACTGTTATTAATTTAGGATGCGGTAGTGCATGGATTCAAGATATATCAGCTCGCCAGGGAGGAGTTCCAGCTTTAATATTCAGTGAAGTAAGTGTGCCATCATCAACAGAGCCTTTTGCTATGGATTATAATAATGTTTATAACGCATATCAAAGTAAAAAATTCCAATTAGCACCAAGGTATCAAATTGAAAATGCTGAGTTAGCATACAATCCTGTTATAATTGATAATGTTGAATTTAATTTCAAATTTAGTTATGATAATGGAGTTAAACTACATATTAGCAGATTGGTTGGCGGAAAAGAATTTACTATAAGAAAAGGTACACCGATATATCCTAATTCTATAAGTAAGTATAGAGACTGGTTTAATGTGTTTTTTATGGGAACCAATAATACTTCGGGATATAATACAGACTTACCAGCTTATACAGAAACAATTATATCGTATCACGATGATTGTATATCTATGTTGAATAATGCAAATTATCTTGTATTGGGGCTTTTCAACATAGGCCAAAGGATTTACAATAGAGATGAAGCCGAGAAATTAACCCCATCCGATGCAGAGATATTAGATCAATATATAACGTATGAAACTAAAATGCGTAAAACTTATGGATTAAGATTTATAGCGTTGCGTGAATTATTAGCCTCTCAAAAGGCTATTGATGATGCTGTTAGTTTAGGGTATATGACACAAGTACAAGCGATTACAAATCAGACAATAGATCAAGAATGGATTGCTAAAGGCTGTGTACCTAAATCTTTCATGGTATATAGTGGGAATGACTATGTGCATCCTAATGTTGTTGGATACAAAATGATAGCATACTATGTTAGTTTAGCAATTAAAAAAATGATCGGATTGAATTAGCTAAACAACTTGTAGAGTAACCCGGAAAGTTATCAGTAACACTTAAAACATATATTTATGATACGAGAACTAATAATCAGATTAATGATCCATCTGTCCGTTGAAGTGCATCCGGATGCGGAATGGTTTTAATCATAAGGGCTGACCACACCAAGATCAGCCCTTACGTATTATCGTTAGCATTATTGTCGGCTGTCTTTTGTGTTTAAATGTTAAATATTACACAATACAAGAAAATATATTGTGATTTGTTTTGCTATTATATCACAATATAGTATATTTGCATTGTGATAATAAAACAACAAGTAATAATAGAACCGGCGGCAACGGATAAGCGGCGTAAGACTATGAAGACAAAAATTCAATTTACAGATTTATACAGTGGTAGAGCAATTAATATAGTTATCAATCTCACAGACGGTGAAAAGGAATACTACTTAAGAGAAGATGACAAAAATGTCATTTATAACAAAATGTCTTCTTATCAGAGAGCAAAAATAGAATCATTCTTTGGGAAGATGAATGCATACTATACCAAAATTGAGATTTTATAAATAAAAAGTTAGGGCGACGAATTTCTTCGCTGCCCTAAATATTAAAATGTGGTTTAAACCACAATGACATTTTTAATGTCGTTTCAATCCACGCACCGAAGTGCGACTAACATCGTTGATGTTCGATGCAAAGGTGCAACTTTTTGAAATAACGAGCAACAAATTATTAATGTTATAAAACATATTAATTATGGCAAGAAGACGATCTATTACCTTAGATCAAGAGTCTAGGGTATTGTCCTTGTACAAAGCAGGGATGGCTATCAAGGAGATAATGAAGGAAACAGATATAAAGTCTGAGCAAACGATATATAGGATATTGGACAGCAATGGTGTGCCCCGAAGACCGAAGGTTAATGGAGTGAAAAGAATACTTGTTATGATAGAAGAGGACGTGGCAGCTATATTGGATAAGGAGCAATCGGTATCATTATATGTCAATGAGGCTATAAGATTCTATCACAGTAACCGGCATTAATTGCCGGTTATTTTTTTATTAAAACTATATTTAAAATCACGTTTTGAATCGTGTTGTTTAGATAAATTAAAGTCATATCATTTCGCAATACCCTAAAAATACCCATGAGAAAAAAAATCTTAAAAATATACCAATACTTTTTGTATAACACCCGATGTTTTTTTATTAAAGCTTTGATATATCTTAAAAATATACCAATTATATATTATATTTTTTCGACACATAATAAGCCAAGGAGGCGACAGAATAAATTGCAGCGCAATCATCTGAACCATTATAATCCAATATCCCATCCATAAACTCATTGTATTGCGGGATCTCATCATAGTCTGCACGAAACATCACATTATTTTTGATAAAATCCAGAAAAGCAGATACCCTAGCATCTGTTCCCATATTTTTATGCATAATTCTGACATCATATCTATCCCTTAAGCCCCGTGCTATGGGGAAATAATTTTTCTCACTTTCAAACAACACTTCCACAGGAGATATGCCCTCTAAAAATGACAGGAGAACAGTCTCATCAAATGATCCTGTATATGTCACATTATCTATATATATTCCCTCATTTACATAGCACGAAACGATAATGAACTTTCCGGCATATTCGGGAAGAACATATACAAGTCTTGTCCCCTGAATATTTTTAGACATATCAAAATATCTCATATCTTTATTTTCCTGTTTAATTTTACTTCGTTTCCTTTTCAAAGAGAAACGAGTATATTCATCCTTGAATACCCATACAGTAATATATCGCAGACAATCCACCAAGTGACCGTATCTCTCATAAGACTGTCCTGTAATCTTATCCTTTACTCTTTTTTTCAGCACCCCTCCATTAACGTCCTTCTTGGCATTGTTATAATCGACTATCGAGTTTTTACATCCATCATCTACCGAAAATGACATACCCGAGCCTCCATCGAGCATGTAGTTTACAAATTCACCTGACATCGGTACGGACGGGTTAGAAGCCGGTATCCTCTCCTCAACATGGTAATCGCTTTCCAGCCCTTCCACGAACTTATCAAGAAACGATCTCTTCTCTTCGTCTATAGTGTTCCCGTTTTTTGTCGAAGCATCTCCGTACAGATACAGCATATCATTATACCTTATTGATTTCAGGTAATCTACCGCCATTTTTGAAGCCTGTGTTACCGTGTTGAACGGATCACTGGCGCATATCTCGTTAAACTGCCTTATACTACTTCCATCCACCTGGAAAAATGATATTGAAATATAAGGGAGCACATTGTTATCAATTGATATATGAACCGGCATCCCTTTAATGTAGTGTGTCGTTTTTATGTGTTTGTTTGAATCAAATGCATACAGGAACTCTCCTCCTGTCTTAATGCTTCCCCATTCTCCCAATGCGTATACCCTGTAGTAATTATAATCATGATCCTTGTACCATTGGTAATTAGATATCGTCTGTCTGTCATAGTATCCATACTTCCCGTCCGGAGAACCTACTACCCAGAAGTTGTTCTTATACGAAGAATGCAGCTCTACCGTATCCGATGGATATCTTTCCATTTTTCCCGTACGCTCATTAGCTATCATTCTAGATTTATTATATCTCTTTCCTAATATCCGGCTATAATCCTTAGGTAATAAACTCCTTTTTATCGGATATCTTACTTTCCCGTACAAATCATTCGGATGCTCATCCCACTCGTATGTATCAAGGATCTTGGTTTTTATCCACGAGTCCTCTGATACTGGATTAAAGTTGCATATAATCTGTAGGCCCTCCTTTCCTCGTAGGCGGAAACGTATTTGTGTGAAATCCTCATATTCAAACTCAGTGGCCTCTTCCATCACTATCCAGCGATATCCTGTGATAGACTTTATCTTCTCGGGATCGTCCAATCCTGTAAAATCGATTTTGCAACCATTTATACAGGTTATATTATTTTCCTTTGGAGCGAAAAACTGACTCAATTGAAGAGCTTTCATTTGGGTCTTAAACTCTTCATATACCGTATTCTTAAGACTGGCTCCAACTTTTCTCACAACGAGAGCCGAACCCTCTCCGGAGAATACAGACAACAACACGGATTGTGTCGTAGATACAGATTTCCCTGATGAGGAACCACCTCTGTTTATAATATACCGGATATCCTTGTCATGCATCGCCTCACGGATATGCCAAAACAGGGGATTAAACAATTTATACGAGAACACCATCTCTATCATTGCTCGTCCCCAATTATCATGCGCACATTGGTACTGACATCACTTTTTACTGGAGCATCCCATCCAAGCATCTTGCTTATCTGTGTAATGGCGGCTATTTTGCTATATAGCCGTATCTCTACTCCATATTGAGTATTCTTAATCGATTGGATGCAACATCGGACTGGTTTTGGTATATCATCAAGAGAACGGACAATAAACGTATCTTTACTTTTTAATTGAAGATCTATAGGGTCTACATTTACCACATTTGTAAGAAAACGCAATGCATCTTCCTTCTTCATGTCAGACTTTTTTAAGATATCAGCCTGCAATTCATTTACACGGGATGCGACAGATGGATTTCTCAGCAATTCAAATGCACGCTTACTAACGACCCCATCCTTCCATCCAATACTATTAGGGTAAGCTTTCCGATATGCATCTGTAGCATTACCTGTTTCTATATAATAATGACAGAAATTTTCTCTATTTGCTACGAGTTTTTTTCCCATAAAAGTCTTTTCGTCCGAAGAACGTACCGTGCTCCTTTACACGGAAACATTATAATTCAAAGTTACAAAAAATCTGAATAAAAACAAAACTTGTCATTTAATTCATTTTCTTAAAAGTTCTTTATCATGTAAACCGTGATCACAAGCTGTCTTATAAGCTCGATCCCGTAGTTCGTTCAAATTAATATTATTCATTGTCTATTTTTTTATAATCCTTACATCCATTACGATAAAAACCACCATCATATAAATCACTGTAACCATGGTTCACTTTAAACCGAAGAGGATGGTTTAGCGCACAAAGATCACTATAGTGCTGTTTAGCTGATTCTTCAATTACTTTCTCCATCTCATCATCATCTAATACCCTTTCGTCCGGTTTAAAATTCTTGCATGTATCACAGTAACGGATAGGTTTACGTTCTCCTTTTTTCCCTGAAGGCTTTTTAAACCCTTTTAGCCAACAGCTTTCGTCTTTGATAGGGCAACATCTACAGTAATCATCAATATCGTAAAATTGACAGTAACCGTCACAGAACCATTCTCGAAACTCTGTAAGCATTTTCTCTTTTATAAGTTCTTCCTTCATTTCCTTATTCCTAATTTAATTTCTTCATCCTTGATTATTTTCCCAATCTTATCGGCTTCCTCATATCGTTCCTCCCTTATCAACTTTCTTTGCAGCTCCGAGAGCTGGTTAAGGAAAACAATATCGTTACGATCTGACACACGACGGACATATCTTTCTATATCATCCAGCTTATTCTCCATGCGTATATGCCACTTGCTTACCAAAATTAAAGTAAATGCTAGAGCACAAACATTTAATGAGGCAAGGATGAATTTAAATATTGATTCTGCTATTTCCATAATCATATAAGTTTTAATGCTTCCTGTAAACCTGCTTCAAGTGCTTCCTCGTAGCTATCCCATTCCTCTCCATCATTTGTTCCTTTATAAACAGAACTAGCCATATGAGTTCCATTGTCAGCTTTAGATATTTCGTATCCATAGCCACAAGCACAGTTGTATATACATATATGAATGTTCTTAGTTTCACGAAGCCACTTCTGGGCGATGGATTGTATTGGACAAGAATAGAATAATTTAGGTAAATCCTTACTAGTTCTAAATATGGTTTCCATCATCAAGCCTTTATCGTTAATGATATATTTGCAATACTCATTAAAGCCTTTCTCTTTCAGCAGTTTCGCTGTTTCTAATGTTACAAGTTCTTCGGTCATAATTTTATTCTCCTTTCAATTTCTTTATTAGCGCATCAGCGAAACCAAGGCTCCATTCTACTGTCATATTTAAACTAGCATTCATTACCTGTTCATGTGAATTGCTGCAAAATCCTTGCATGGCAGCTTTCGCTAGTTCATATCGCCTCTGTTCCCAGTCGATAGCTGAAAAATCAAGTTCGCATTCTCTGTAAACCATGTTATCACACACATATAAATAATCTTTGCTATGTTGAGAGTTGATATTTACTTTGGGAGTTACATCTACCAAAACTCCTGTTGATTTTATTCTTGCTTTCATTGTTCCTCCTCTGTTTTAAAATGTTCAATCAGTTCGTTTACGGTGGCCTTGTGAATGGTATCCGTATTGACATCAATATGATAGTAGACCCAATAGGTAGAGAACTTGATTTTAGGACACAGAATCCACTTATCCCCATCGGTAAACCATTGGTACTTGTCTGTATCATCCCTTAATGCAGCGATAGCTAGGAAAAGTTCTTCATTCGTTCCGCAATCAACACTTCCACGTTTTTTCAAAGGATGCCCATTTCTTATCACATGATTCTTTTGGGATAGTAAAAAGAATATTCCATTATTACACATAATAAAATCATACTTGTTATCATCATCTGCATAATATTTAGGCTTACCATGTGAATACCCCAATTCTTCCAGCCCTCTCCGAAGTTCCTGTGTATTTTTGCGTATAAAACACGGTGTTGTAAATCCCATAGTTATTCCTCCTTCCCAACTTTAACATATCCGTTTTCGATGCACCAGCACAGCATTTCATAGGCTGCATCAATGAGTTCTTTACTCTCTGTAATCTTATAAGGTTCCATATACAAGCATGTATAGCTATCTGCAAGTTTTTGGATGGTTAGCACTTCTTTGCCGATGAAGCAAGGCAGCTTATCGAGAATATCCTGCAAGGTAAAAACTCCACACTCTTTTTTAAAGGAATGATCATAACTACTGCTTTCAACATAATATAGATTGAAATAGACATCGTACAAATGGTGTTTAATTGCTTTTTCAGCATCTTCCCATAATAACGTGCAACCATCATCATCGGTGGCAATTAATACCATACTTGCATCACTTGTATTTACTCCAAGATCCTTCAAATGTTTCATTTGCTCGAATGACAATACCTGTTTCATTTCTTTTCCTCCTTCGTTTTAATCTCCGTTACTTTCCCACGACTGACAAAGCACTGACCTATTCCCAAATCGAGTAAGGCACAATAGTTATCGTCTAAAAGATTAGAGCATTCCTGGCATAAGGAACATTCATTACAAAATCCTTCTGATGATTCATGCAGCACCCCGTCTATTATTATTCCGTTCTTTACTTCCATACCGTTCATTCATTAGAAGTTACACCCAAACACAATACTTTGTCAGAAACGCCTATATCGTCAAACTCCAAAGTTAAATACTCTGTATCGTAAGGATAAGGGTATCTGCAATTTTTCAATTCTTCATCCGTCAATTTGCGTCTGACACGCATCTCGATTTCAAAATCATCGGGAAGGTTCTCTATGATTTTTCTAAGTTGTCCTACGTTCTTTATTTCCATAATCAATCTCCTTTCTCTTTAATTCGTTCCAGTACATCCCTGTTGGATTCGAGTATCTCGTCAAAAGTTATTGTAGGTGTATTTGCAGATGTAAATGTATTTTCGGAATTGTTATTTCCGCAATACAAACACATTCGTGTAAAAGGTGAATATACCCTTCCACACTTCGGACAAATCCAACCTTGCTGTCCGAACATTCCATTAAAGTTTACTTCATTCATAATTACTCGGTTATTGGTTTATCAATCGGCATCCAGTGGGTTATATCCTTATCTTCAATCCAACCATTGGAGAGTGCCCACATGCCTTTGTTATATCCTTTATCTTTCCGCAGCCATCCTATGACATAATGCCGGATGGGGTTATTATCATAAAGAAGAACTTCCTTGTTAGGCTCCGGCAACCGCTCCTTAACACTTATCCAAGGAGATTGCTTGGATTGCCATTCGGCACCTTGAACGAAATTCATCTCTCCAAACTTTGCCAAATCTTTACCAAACAAAGTTCTATCAACTGTCCTATGATTAAATAGGATATTTTCCTTCGCTGCTTCTTCTACTGTCTGTTTCATATCAAAATACTATTTTAAAATCCTTTCCTTTTAATGTAGGAAGCCTGTCGGTAACAAACTTCTCTAGTTCCTGTTCGTCTATCGGGAACAATGGGCAATATTGGTATCTGAACGTATGTACAAATCGCCCGTCAAGCATCACATCAAAAACCAATGTTTTCATTGTCTGTTTCATAAATTATTCGCAAGGAATCCCATAAATCTTTAGTTTATAGGAGAAATTGCGCCTTGCATTCTCTTTTCAATTAATATACTTTTCCTTTTGTTTATCAACCGCAAATACTTGCAATTGATAGAACCTTTATTCACTTTTGTTCCATCCAACTTCCTATTCTCTCCTAACGCTTAGTCTAATCAACCTAGGCTTTTCAAGCCCTCAGACCAAAGACTAGTGAGTAGTTGATCTTTTCCTATGTGTTTTAGGGTTCTTGTTTCTTTTCCTACGTTTCGCAATCTGTTTGTTGATACACCTATCATCCTTGACGCGGCATTTTGTTTTAGGTGAATCAAATGAAATCATATTACAACCTTCAACAACAGGCTCATTGTAATATAGAATAGACGTTTCTTCATTATCAATCTTATCCTTATCGGTTACTATAACAGCATCACAATCACTGTTTCTAGCTTCCCCAACACAATCATAACGTTCAAGGGAACATCCTGTTTCCAAATTTTCGAATAGAAGGTATTCGGATGAATTTATCATTGAACCTACAACAGCAATCTTCTTAGTCATATTTTATTCTTTTTATAGTGCTTACAATACTTAGGAGTTTTCCTAGCCGTTATTCTCTTCTGTAAAGCCATACAATACATAAACGGACGGATAACGCACTCACTACAATGCACTCCTAAATTCATTACCTTTGCCATAACAATTACTCCTTTACCAGTTCTATCGTAGGGCATTGACAAGACCAAACATATAAGCCCATCTCCGACATGGTTCCATCTTTCTTCACCTTGTTAAACAATGGTTCAATATTGTCAAGAGAATTAATCCTATAATCCTTGACATAGGCATATCGTTTTGATTCATTAGTAGTAATACACACCTTGCTTCCGATAGGATACTTCACATTGGATTCAATGTATTCCTTTTCCAACTGAATTTTCTGATTCTTCAATTCCCTTATTTTTGAATCAATATCATTTTTCTTTGTCTGAAATTCTTCTTTGTTCATTTTTACTTTTTTTGAGGGTTATTTTATCACATCTGTTAATCGGTGTTTTTACTTCTTTCCCAAACCACGAACACCAATAATATGGCTGAAATAAATTGGGTGAATGCGTGCAATATTTACATCTTTCACACAGGTGGATTCCATTCATTTTTAAATTTTTTGAGTATTAATTTTTTTCAATGAAAGTATTGGTTGTATTCAACACTCCGGCTGAATCTTGACTTTTGCCATCTCTTATGAAGATTCCTTCTTCTTTCAGCCTTTCATAATCGATTTTATTCATAAGAATAACACTCGCATTGCCATCTATATACAGTTTGCATTGCATGAATTGAGTTCCTTTTACTTCCTCAATTACGTCTATTTGCATTGTTCTTTTTTTACTCATATCTATATCGTTTTGAATTATTTTTTTATAACTACCGCCATTGTACTAATAGATGTGCCACTCTCTTTAAACTCCCCCGCGCTGATTTCAAACACTTCTCCATGTACTTCTTTCAGCCAGTTTCGGAAATCAATACATTTCTTTTCCGAAGCGAATTTCCAGTGTTGGCTAGTTATTGCCGCAAGGGTTCCACCTTGCTCCAAACGTTCATACATAAGCTTTACATGAGCTATATCCTGATTACCGGAAAATGGAGGATTGGCAATAATCTTAGTGTAATGCCCTACACTGTCTTTCGTAAAATCTTCATCAAGCAGTATCACATTTTCCAACGAATGCAAAAACTCTCTGTTTTCCGGCATCAGTTCATAGCATTCCACTATTACAGAAGGACAAGCTCGATGAATGGCTTTAATGAGAGCACCGCGGCCGGCACTCGGTTCCAGTACCGTATCATTTTCATGTATTCCGCCGGCAAGCATAACCAGCCAGTCCGCCACCTCAGCCGGCGTTTCAAAAAACTGGTATTCCTGCTGAAGATTACAGCGCTTCCCTTCTTTAAGAATTGAGAACACCCTCTCCGGATTGAACGGGAATGTAAACCCTTGAGCCTTTCCACCCTGCCAAGATCCGCCGGCTTCTTCAATCCATTTCTTAGCCTCGGCATACGATTTCTTATTGAACTGCACATTGGGAAGTTTCAACAAACCGTTCTCCAAGGTACAATGCCGCAGTATCTCTTCAACGCTCCAGTTCTTCCCACTGTCAGCTGTACCTTTCTTGCTTTCTTTATTCTCCTCAATGCCTAACAGTCTGTGTAATGATTTTTGTACACCGATAGCAATGGAGGCATTGACTGACATCCACTCCAGTATGGCTGTCAGAAACTCGGTGTCTACATGTCCAGTCTCGTCATAAATGGTTTCCTTGTCAATCAGGGTCGGAAGCTGCTTAAATGGTTCAAGGCTACCATGTAACGTTTCGATTAAAATCTCTTTTTTGCTCGTCATAACTCTTTTGTAAATAAATTCTTGTTGTGTCTACACTCCCATGACCTAAAAGATCAGCCAGTTGAATAACATCTTTGTTTTTTTTCAGGAACATTTTAGCGAAAAAATGACGAAAGGCGTGGGCGTGCATCTTCCTTGAATCAATACCGCAATGTTTTCCCCATGCTTTCAAGTGCTGGGAAAAGCCCCGCTGTGTGATCGGACCGAATCTCCCTACTGCGAAAATCCCGGTCTTACCATGTTCCTTAGCATAAGCCTTCGCTTCTTGCTGCAATTGCTTTTGAAAGAAAAAACGTCTGTACTTGTTACCTTTACCTTTCAATGTAACCTCACCACTAATTATATCCTCCCATGTAAATCGTTGAAATTCCGACAGACGGGCGCCCGTTGTACCCAAAACCTTAATAAAGAAATAGTAATCCTTATTGTTTTTTGCCTTGAGATATTCCAACAGCCGGTTATATTCCTCCTCGGTCGGCACATTGTTCACATCAAGTTTGCGCTTTATTTTGGGGCGCTTCAGTTCTATAGGCTTCTTCAGCCATTTAGAGAATCTTTCGATTGCTGTAATCCGCAAACGGATGGTAGCGGGAGATAATTTTTCTTCTTCAAGACTTTTTATAAACCTCCTGCAATTATCCATGTTTACCTCATTGGCGTATTCGAAATACTTCTTCATGGATGTGTAATATATATCAACTGTATGAGAAGAGTAATCATTGTTATCAGTCAACCATATTATGAAATCATGGAGTAGTTTCTTATTTTTCTCTGAAATGACGTCAAGCTTTTCCAAAGGTTTCACCGCCTTTTCCCTTTTTCCATATCCGATGTTGAGATAGGATAATAGATCGCATATCGCTGAACACATTAGCGAATGACGCACCATGACATCTGCATTTTCACGCTTGTAATTCAAATAACCACGGCGGTTCACTTCTTTGGTCATCTCTAAAAAATCCGTGACATGCTTGATATATTTCCCGACAGTATCATAAGTCCTTCCTGTCGTGTATATGTAAGAAATATAATCAGTTAATATCTTCTGCCTGTCATTATTCATAATCTTGTTTAATTAAATTATACCAATCATTGCTATCTTCAAAAAAACATCTGTATCCATTAGCCGTATGTTTGCCTCTCACTTTCCGACATATAGCACTGATCAGAGAAGGAGCCACGCCAATCATCTTACCAGCCATTTGTATCGAAGGGAATACTCCACATAATTTCTCATCCTTTATCAAAACAACGCTCTTTTTATTCATACCTGCTCCGGTCTTATGCCAAGCCCCACGTCCTTTAGACAGATTTTTTATACTTCTGGCTTTGGACCGTTTTGAATGATAAACCATTTTACGACCCTTGTTGTGAGAAACACAACCTTTTAAAAATCGTCCGGTAATAAAGTCTCTCTCAAATCGCTCAGGCGGTATATATAATTCACTCATATCTGTTCAAATTTTAAATATTAATCTTTTTCTAAAAAAGTGTTAGTAGTATTCAACACTCCGGCTGAATCCCGATTTTTACCATCACGCACAAAAAAACTATCGCTTAACAGCCTTTCATAATCGATTTTATTCATAAGAATAACACTCGCATTGCCATCTATATACAGTTTGCATTGCATGAATTGAGTTCCTTTTACTTCCTCAATTACATCTATTTGCATTGTTCTTTTTTTACTCATATCTGTTCGGTTTTGAGTTATTTGAATAAGTTTTTCATGGACTTGTTTATCGCATCCAGTTTAT